AGCTTTACAAAGACAATAGTATTGCCCGGCACTGCTAACAATAATAAATTGCTAGGCAATATCTTTGATTTTAACAATGCTAACTTTGACAATCCTCTTGATCCGAATGTGCTTGCAAACTTTAACGCAGCGCGTAACGCATCGGCACGCATAGAGATTGACGGATTGCAGATCATGAAAGGTGTTTTGCGCTTACTTGAGATCGTACATGTTGATGGAGCGATTGAATATGAGTGCGCATTGTTTGGTGAATTAGGTGGATTTATAAATGCACTTGGCAATAAAAGGCTTGAGGACTTAGACTTTAGCGCTTATGATCATACATACTCTTATGCAAATATTGTGGCAAGCTGGAATACTAGCGGCAGCACTAGCTATTGCTATCCTTTGATTGACTATGGCAATGTCAGCACAGATAAAATAAATTTTCAATATAAGACATTTAAGCCAGCATTATTTGTGCGTGAATACCTAGATAAGATTTTCACTGGCAGTGGATATACTTATGAATGCGATTTATTTAATACTAGCGATTTTAGAAAGCTAGTAGTGCCAAACAATTCAAAGCAACTTACAAAACAAACAAGCGAAGTTTTAAGATTATCAACAGACATAGGTCAATTTTTAAATGATTCTACCAGTGTTGATTTTGTAAGCTATGAAAACAAAAGCGGCTCTTTATTTACTGCTGCTAGTGGTGATACTGCATTTATATATAATGGCACAAACCCTTTGACAACAACATTGTCAATAGAAATATTAGGTGAATATTCTTTAGCAAGAGGTGCGTTTTCATTATCAGTAACAAAAAACGGAGTTGCAATTTCTGGATCTAATCAAATTTATGATGATACTGATAGCTTATATTACAATAAAACATTATCAGTAAGTCTTGTAACAAATGATGTATTAAGGGTAAGATCAACTGGATCACTTGAAGCTGGTGATTTTATTGATGTAACATCAAGCTTTGTAAATGTAATTAACAATGTAGCCACTACATCAAATGTAGAATTAGGCGATGCTATGGTCATAAATGATACAATTCCAAAAGGTATTTTTCAAAAAGACTTTGTGACATCTATTATGAAAATGTATAATTTATTGATTGTTGAAGATAAATATAAGACAAATCATTTAGTGATTAAGCCTTATGTTGATTTTTATACTGGTACGATTGTTGATTGGAGTGACAAGCTAGATCATAGCAAAGCAATTAAGATCAAGCCAATGAGTGAGATCAATGCTAGATATTACAATTTTAAATATAAACAAGACAATGATTTTTACAATGAAGATTATCGCAAGAAATTTAATGAGGGATATGGTGATAGGGTGTACGATAATGGTCTTGAATTTGCTAAAGATACTGAGAGTGTTGAAATAATATTTGCATCATCACCTTTGTTTGGCACAAGTACAACTGACAAAATTTTCCCAGCTATTTATAAAAAGTCGGACAATAATACCAAAGAAGATCCTATGGATCATATCTTGCGTATTATGCAGATTAATAAAATCAGCAGTGTAACAAGTTGGAGCATCTTAAACGGAGCCACTAATTTAGGATCAAACACTGCGTATTTATTTGCTGGGCATTTAAACAATCCAACAACGCCAACTATTGACATTAACTTTGGAGCGCCTCAGCAATTGTTTTTTAACTTGACCAGTGGTGACTTAAGCTACAACTTATTTAATGTTTACTATTCGCCGTACATGTACGAGATCACTGATAAAGATAGCCGTTTACTAACCGGCTTTTTTGATTTAACGGAAATAGACATTTTTAATATAGATTTTGCAAAGTATTATTTTATTGATGGCGGACTTTATAGACTTATAAAAGTGTACGATTATAGTCCAGAAAACAATGATACTACAAAGGTTGATTTGCTTAGAGTAATTGATGCAGTTGGTACTGACATAGTGCCAACAACAACTACTACTACAACAACTACAAGCACTACAACCACTACTACTACTTTAGCTACTTTTGTAGCATCTTATAGCAATATAAGTGCTTATGATGTGTGTAACGTAGTATGTCCAAATCCAGCGCGACCAGTAGAAACATTTACTATTTTAGCTGGAGGAAATACTCTTTGTACTGCTACCGAGTTAACAAGTACCGGCATAGCTAGCGGTGATATTGGGCCATCTTTTTGGATAAGTGATTGTACTGGAACTAGCAGACAATTCATAGTAATAATTGAAAGTGGTGTTTATGTGGCAGTATGGGCAGAAGAGACTTGTCAAACTTGTCCAGCAGTTACTACAACAACTACTACTACAAGTACAACTACTACAACTACAACGGCTGCTACTACTACAACAACAAGTACTACAACAACTACTACAACGGATGCGCCTACAACTACTACTACAAGTACTACTACAACAACAACAACTTTAGCTTGTGAGTGTTGGACTCTTGTAAATGAAGATACTAGGACTATTAACTATACAATTACAAATTGTGATGGTACAGAGCAAACATTAAATTTAAATACTATTACTAGAACAAGAAATCATTGCATACAAGGTGGATCTATAATTATTGTAAATAGTCCGGGTGATGCTTTATTAGGAGAATATGATTGTGGTACAACTTGTAGTGTAACTGCTGATTGTTCAAATTGTGGCCCTACTACTACAACAACAACTACAACAAGCACAACAACAACTACTACAACTTTACCGGGAATAACACTAAGTGCGACTCCTGGTTGCACTGGCGGTGCTGGTACTGGTACAATTACTGCTAATGGTTTTAGCGGAGGTAGTGAAAGTTTTGAATATATTGCAATAAGTTCTAGTTCAAGTAGTGATGCACTTAGTAGATTAGACAATTCAGCAACTAGAGACTTTTTAGGAGGTGCTACCGAATATACATACACTATGCTTGCAAATGCAACATATTATGTGGCAATTATGGATGATCTTGGAAATAAAGGTGTAAGCTCCGGAGCAGTTGTAAATTGTGTTACTACTACAACAACTACTACAAGTACAACTACAACTACTACAACGGCTCCGCCTACAACAACTACAACAAGCACAACTACTACAACTACAACGATAGGATATGCTTTTGTTGATATTACTAATAGCACGGCCGGTACATCAATAACTAATATAACAATAGGCGGCGTTCAAGTTGATGGTGCAGTATTCCCAATAGTTGCTGGTGATGGAGCATCGGCTACAACTACGCAGACTGGTGCATCTAGAACAATTGTTGTATCTTACACAAATATAAGCAATGACTCTGTTGAGGTGATTGACACTGCATCAAACCTTACTTGTATAAGTGCAACATCAACAAGTAGAACATTTAGCGGCCAAGTTGTAAATGATGGAGGTACAATAAGTGTAACAATGTTTGACGGATCATGCTAATAAAAAAAACAATATGATTTATATTTGCACACAACCTAAGATAGTTTATTACGCATGGCATTTAGAAGTTATGCTCACCAACTTTAAGTCGGTGGGCATACCAGATGACAAGATACATGTCTTGTTATCTGTTAGTAAAGATCAAAACGATAAGACTAACTGGCCAGAGACTACTGCTATGTATGAAAGGTTAAAAGAGAAATTTAACACAATAGCTTTTTTTGAGTATAAAGATACTCGCGTGATGCCTACTTACATCCCTAGTGTGATCATGAATGCAGTCAAGCAGCACTATCAAGCTTATCCTTATTTGCAGATGGAAAATGTATTTCTGCATGACTGCGATATGATATTCACAAAGCCGGTAGATTTTAGCGATCTTGAGCAAGATGATAGTTGTTATGTTAGCGACTCAAAAAGCTTTATTTGGAGCGATTATATCCTAGAGAAAGGCCAAGACCTTTATGAGGATATGTGCGACATTGTTGGCTTAGATTATAGCGTGCCAATAAAGCACAGATTAAATAGCGGCGGATCTCAATACATTTTTAAAAATACTGACTATAAATTTTGGCAAAAAGTTGAGAGCGATAGTGTGGCTTTATATGATTATTTTCAAAAGAGTGAGCCATTAAGAGTGCAAAAAAATCCTAGCTATTACGGCATCCAGCAGTTTACTGCCGGCATGTGGGGTATGCTTTGGAATTGCTGGTATCATGATCTTGATGTAAAAATAACGCCAAGACTAGATTTTTGCTGGGGTACTGATCCGATTGAAAAATGGAGCAAGTGTGATATTTTCCACAATTCTGGCGTGACTTATGACATTGGTAAAAATCATAATATATTCTACAAAGGCGCTTATACAGACAAATTGCCTTATGAAGATGTGATGAATACTGAGTACAATGAGACCTTTGGATCATTTAATTATACTAACCTAATAAAACAAGTAGGATTAAATACTTGTTTAAAATAATAAAACATGGCAACTAAAAAAACAACAATAGCCGCCGAGATTAAAGTTGACACCGGCAGTGCAGAGAAAGAGGTCAAAGGTTTAAAAGATGACATACAAGGTGTCGGCAAAGCCACTGAGGGATCAATAGCACAACTTAAAGAATTAAAAAAAGAGTTAAAAAATACGGCAGCCGGCTCCGAGGACTTTAAAAAATTATCTGCACAAATTAGAGATGTTGAGGATGGCATAGAAAATGCAAAAGTAGGCGCGAATGATTTTGCTGGTGCTTTAGAGAATGCAAGTGGGCCGATTGGGCAACTAGGCCGAGGAATTAGACAACTTGAGATTTTTACATCGTCATGGGGTGCAGCACTTAAAGCAACTGGTATAGGTTTGCTTGTGGCTTTAGTAGGTACATTGACTGCTGCATTTGTAAAGAATGAAGGCGCAATGAAAAAACTTGAGCCAATCTTTACTCAATTTGGTAGGATCTTAAATGGCATTCTTGGAGTGATGCAGCCTTTTATAGATGCTTTGATTGAGATTGCAACAGATGCTTTGCCTCTTGTAAGTAAAGGATTTCAAGTGGCATATAGTGCGCTTGCATCTTTTTTGCAAGGTGTTGGCCTTGTAGGATCAGCAGTTAAAAAGTTTATAAGTGGTGACTTTAGTGGTGCTTGGGATGACGCAAAAAAATCAGTTACAGAGTTTGGTAAAAGATATGAGGATTCAAATAAAAGATTTATTGAAGGAACTAAAGAGTTAACAGATGCAGAGAAAGCAGAGCAAGAAAAAAGACTAGCTAATCAAAAAGCGGCAAATGAAAAGGCAGCAGCCGAAAGAAAAGCTGATCAAGAAAGAAGAGATGCAGAAGAGAAAGCAAGACTACAAAAAGCAGAAGAGGATGCTAAAGCTTATGAAGATTTTGACACGGCTTTACAACAAAGACTTATTGAACTTGAAGATGAAAGAATAGAGAAAGAAAAAAAACGCACTGAGGATGCAAAAGCTCGTCAAGAATTATTTAATAAATTTTACAATGATCAACTTGTAAAAATAAAAGAATTAGAGCAACAAAGAGAGGACACAACCTTTGCGACAAATATAGCAATTCAGCAAAGCTGGGCAAACTTAGGAACTAACATTGCCAACACTATTGGCAACCTTAGTGGCGCTTTAAAAGATGGTAGTGACTTAGCCAAGGCTTTTGGTATTGCTCAAGTTGCAATTTCTACTGCTGCATCAATAGGATCAATTTTGCTAAGTGGCAAGCAGCAACAAGCAGAATATAATAAAGCTATTGCAGCCGGTAATGCAACAATAGGAATAGGTATTGCAAATGCATTTATTCCGGGCATGCAAGGTCTAGCAGCAGCGCAGATTTTATCTGGTAAGGCAGCAGTTGGATCAGCAATTGCCGGCAAAGCAATATCTAAAACAAACACGGCAGCACAAGTTATTGCAGCCGGTATTGCCGGCGCTGCACAAATTGCAGCAATTGTATCAAGTAAAAAAGCATCATCATCTGGCAGTATATCTGGCGGAGGCGATAGCAATAACAATGTATCAGTATCACCATCTGCACCATTAATGCCAACGGCATCAACAACTACCTTAAATCAAGCACAAGTTAACCAAATGGGCAACATGGCTGCAAGAGCGTATGTTATAGAAAGTGACATAAGCGGCAATCAAGAAAGGATCACAAGATTAAACAGAGCCGCTAGGATCAGCTAAAAGTACCTAAACGGCATTAAAAATATTTATTAAGTATGAACTTACCTATTTACGAATTAAGAATACAAGAGGATCTACAAGATGATGCTGAGGTCTCATTTATTGCTCTTGTAGATAAGCCAGCAATCCAGCGTGACTTTGTAGCGTTTAGTCAAGATTTTATTGATCCAAGCAAAGGCGAAAGACAAGATGAGTTTTTGCCTAGATGTATTAGCTATGTGATCAATGAAGGCAAAGATAGTGAGCAAGCAGTTGCAATTTGCAATTCAATCTGGGATCAACACTTTGCAAATGATAAGCCAAAGTTAAATTTTGCAATCCAAGATGAAGATAAGCATATCATATCTGGCCCGATCATGCTAGCAGATAAGCCAATATATCGCAACAATAAAAAGTTTGGCGAGCATTTTGTGACATTCCCAGCAGACACAATTAAAGATATTGCGATCAAGTTTAGCAAAAAAGGGTATCAAGACAAAGTTAATTTGATGCATGACAAGTCAATGACTTTGGATGGTTTGATTATGTTTGAGTCATTTATAGTTGACAAAGAGCGTGGCATACAACCAATGAAAGGATTTGAAGATGCAAAAGATGGCAGTTGGTTTGGTAGCTTTTATGTTGAGAATGAGCAAGCATGGCAGCTAATTAAAGAGGGCAAAGTGAAAGGATTTTCAGTTGAGGGATTTTTTGAATATCCAATAGAAAAAAAGGAGCCAACCTATGCAGAACAAAAGCTTGCAGAGTTGGCGGAGTTATTAAAAGTACCTTTATCAATTAAATAATATATATAAAGTATGAAAGACGCACAAAACATTCTAGAGAAAGTATCTTTGTTTTTCGCTGAATTAGTGAACAATGAAGATATGCCAATGCCAAGTGGCGAGCCTAAAGCAGAAGTTAAAATGATGGAAGCCAAATTGAAAGACGGCACTATTGTTGAAGTTACTGAGTTAGCAGTTGGTGGCATTGTAACAATTGCTGGTGTACCAGCACCAGTAGGTGAGCATGAACTTGAAAGCGGTGATGTTATCGTTTTAGGCGATAATGGAGCGATCATGGAAATCAAACCAAAGAAACAAGACGAGGTATCAGTAGAAGTTGAAGTACCAGAAGTTGAAGATATGAGCGCAAAATTTGCTGCTTTTGAATCTGCAACGAATGAAAAATTCAGCGCATACGAAAACAAGTTTGCACAATATGAGGCTAAATTAGGCCAAGCAAACAAAGTGATTGAAGGTTTAATGCAGATCAGCAAGATGTTGGTTGAAGCGCCTCAGTCAGCACCGGACGCTGGTGTAAAAACAAGCAACAACTTTGCAGAAGCTAAAACAGACGCAAAAGCAGAGTTTAATAAATTTTCTAAATCAATTTGTTCATAACTAAAAATTAAATAAAATGGCATTAGCATTTTCAAACATTGCAGCATATACTAAACAAGAGATTGCTCCATTGTTAACAGAAGCAGTTTTCTCTGCAAAGACTCAGTCTTACATCAAGGCTGGTGGTATCTTATTACCTAAAACAAAATCAAGCGTAAAAGTGCCTAAATTGGCTACAAACGCAAATTTCCAAACTGATTCTTGTGGATGGGATCCAAGTGGTACAACTACTTTGTCTCAAGCAGAGGTTGTAGTTGGTAAGATCAAAATTGAAGAGACAATCTGTCCTAAAGATTTTGAAGCTTATTTCTCTCAAGAAGCTTTAAAAGCTGGATCTACTTACGAAGATTTTGGATGGGCAGAGTTTCAAACTAAGTTCACAGAGCAAAAGAATAAGATGATCGCTAAGCAATTAGAAGTTGCGATCTGGCAAGGTAACACTCAAAGCACTAATCCTAACTTATCAAACTTTGATGGTTTAATTAAGTTGATTGATGCTGGATCACCAGTTGACGCAAACGTATCTGGTTATGTATCTGGTGGCCCAATTTCAACAATTACTGCTGCTAACGTAGTAAGTATTTTGAATGCAGTTTACAAAGCTATCCCAGTAGAAATCATTGATGCAGAAGATTTAAAAGTGATGGTTGGTAACGATGTTTACAGATTAGCAGTTTTAGCTTATCAAGCATTAAACCTTTACAACTACAAAGTAGATGGTGACGCAAATCAAACTTTTGTGATCCCGGGTACAAATGTTGAATTAGTAGCAGTTAATGGTTTAAATGGTACTGGTGACATCTACGCAACAACTTTGTCAAACATCGCTATGGCGTTTGACTTAGAAGCAGAAGAGGAAAACTACATGATCTGGTACTCTAAAGATAATAACGAAGTTCGTTATAGAGTAGCATTCAAATTAGGTGTGAACGTAGCTTACACAACTTTATGTGTTAAGTTTAAGTCAGCAATCTAATTAAATAAATAACCAAAGAAAGGCGGTGCAATAAACGCCGCCTTTTTTTTAAACTTTTTTATTATGCCATGTGCAATAACAAGCGGATATTCTATTGATTGCCGCGAAAATATCGGAGGCTTACAAGCCGTTTTTTTAGCCGAGTTCGGTAACATCACATCCATTGCAGAAGTTAGTGGATTGGTTACTGGTATCACAAAAGCAACCGGCAAAAGATTTTATAAGTTTGAGGTGCCAAGAGCAACCGCAAACACAAGTTCAAATGCAACTGCATCCGAGGAAAACGGATCAGTATTCTATACCCATCAAGTAGTATTTCCTTTAAACAAAAGAGATTCTACAACTGCAAACATTGTGAGAACATTAGCTAAAAATAAGCTAGTTGCAGTTACTCTAGATATGGATGGCAACTATCGCATGTATGGCGAAGGAAATGGCCTTTATTTAGCATCTACTGAAAGTGGATCTGGTACTGCTGCCGGCGATCGTAACGGCTACAACATCACATTGACTGGTGTTGAAAAAGATGATTTTTTACAAGTGTCCAATGCAGTAGGATTGGCTCTTGAGACTGCTGGGTAATTTTACCATAGTAGTACTTAATTATGCCCTACCTACTTTGTGTGGGTAGGGCATTTTAATTTTTATAACATGTTGCATATATACAAAGGCATTGACAATAATTTAATATTTACCGGCTTAGAATTGGCAACAATTTCCAACCCGAAATACTTGTTTATTTTCACAAGTGCGACAGAAAATTGTGTTACATTTGTAGGAACTAACATAAGCACAGATGCAAGATACCAGAAGGTATTTGTTTTAAAGTCTGTGTTTGATTGCAAAGAGAGTGGCACTTGGAGGTATAAGATAAGAGAGCAAGCAAGCGCAACCAACACTAAAGAGAGTTTGAGCGGTGCGATAGTAGAAGAGGGATTTATGTATTTACATGAAGAAACC